CAACCCCTGCAATGCCCGATACATATAAAGTGATTTCTAATTCTATTAAATCATATATAAATTATTACGTAGGTGCAAAGCAACATCTTGCATCGTGGAAAAAACGAGAAAAACCTGATTGGTACATTTATGCCTAGTTATACTTTAAAATGTTTAGATTGTGAAACTGTTTTCAATGTTCTGTGTTCTTGGGCATCTCGGCCGGAACAACAATGTACTAACTGTCAATCAATAAATCACGAATCTATTATTGGTGCTCCTGCATTTGGAGATGCTGTTCGTCTAGGAGTTACTAAACCAGACGGTGGTTTCAAAGAAGTATTGTCTAAAATTCATTCAAATAACTACAAAAGTAACTTAGGAGATAAGTTATCTAGGAGTTAGACTATATTATGGGGGCGGGGTAGAAATACCCTTAATATAAACTAACCGAGACTTTACATGGCGACTAAACGTTCAACTAATACATCGGCAGCGACGTATTCTGAAAACTCATTAACAACCAAAGATCATAAACAAGGAACAAGATCAAATAATACTTTAAGATTACGATTAGACGATCTCAAAACCTTTGCTCCGTTAACGGATAATCAAAAGGATTTTTTTAATGCATATAAACGGGGAGACTACTTTGTAGCATTGCACGGAGTTGCAGGTACAGGGAAAACATTTATTGCATTATACAAAGCATTGGAAGAGGTACTAGATAAAAGTAATCCTTTCAACAAAATTATTATTGTACGTTCTGCAGTGCAGTCAAGAGAAATAGGCCATCTGCCTGGAGATGTTTCTGAAAAAATGGAAATCTACCAGCAACCATATCGTCAGATATGCGAAACATTTTTCGGTCGCAAAGACGCTTGGGATAGATTAGAAGAACAAGGTCACATAGAATTCATTTCAACAAGTTTCATTAGAGGTATGAGTTTCGATGATGCGATCATTATCGTAGATGAAATGCAAAATATGAATTTTGAAGAAATTGATACTGTTATGACTAGGGTAGGATACCGATCCAAAATTATTTGGTGTGGTGATTATAGACAAACCGATTTAAGAAAAGCTGGCGATAAGACAGGAATTTTAAAGTTCTTCGATATTGCGGCAAAGATGCAAGCATTCACTCGTATAGAATTTACTGCAGATGACATTGTTCGTTCATCACTAGTAAAAGACTATATCTTAGCAAAACTTGATTACGAGGACAATATATAACGTATTAATTATGTCTCATGCGAATAACAATTATAAGGAGACAAAATGGCTGATAGTTTTGATTTTAATTTTACAGAAGAACATTTAAAACACTTATTACCAAAAGTTAAAAACATATCTGAATGGTATACTGCAATTGTGGAAACACTTCCACAATATGATATTTACGACATTGGGAGAGTTGCTGCATTCATTGCACAATGTGCGCATGAATCAGGCGGATTTACTCTTGTTCAAGAAAACTTGAACTATAGCGCAGATGGTCTACAGAAAATCTTTGGTAAATATTTTCCCAATAATGAGATTGCTGCACAATATGCTAGACAACCTGAAAAGATTGCAAACAGAGTGTATTCAAACAGGATGGGTAATGGGGATGAGGCAAGTGGAGATGGATGGAAGTATAGAGGTCGAGGGTTAATCCAATTGACAGGTAAATCAAATTATACAAGATGCTCTGAAGCATTCTTTGATGACCATACTTTGTTAGATAATCCAGATATATTATTGCAACCATACTATGCTTTAAATTCTGCATGCTGGTTCTGGAATGCAAATAATTTAAATGAATTGGCAGATACGCAAGATTTAAAAATGATGACTAAAAAAATCAATGGCGGTTTTATTGGTCTTGAGGATCGTATTGCACACTACAACCATGCAGTGGATATATTACAAGGATAATTAATGACATTTAATCATGTTAAGGTGAAAGAGTTTGAAAAATTGGAGCAGATTACGCTACCAAGTGGTGTAAGGCATTACGTAACACCGGAGGGTAAAAAATATCCTTCGGTGACTACAATACTTGGTGCTCAAAGCAAACAAGGAATTATTGAGTGGCGTAAAAAAGTAGGCGAAGAGGAAGCAAATAAGATTTCTCGAGCCGCTACAAGTCGAGGAACTAAATTACATACACACGTTGAAAATTATTTAAACAATGTGAATGCAATACAAGAAATGTCAATGTTCCAAAAAGAATTATTTGACAGCATTGTTAATGATTTGCATCGAATTGACAATATACATCTTCAAGAAGAGAGATTGTACTCAGATCACTTGCGTCTAGCAGGGACTGTTGACTGTATTGGAGAGTTTGATGGCAAATTAGCAGTCATTGACTTCAAGACTTCGGGTAGGCGCAAAGAAAAACATTGGATTCATAGCTACTTTATGCAATGTGCGGCATATGCAATCATGTACGAGGAAAGAACTGGCATTCCAATTAGTAAATTAGTGGTGTTAATAGCAGTGGAAGGCGATTCTCCCCAAGTTTTCATCGAAAAACGTGATAATTGGGTCGCGGAATTGCTAAAATGTCGAGATTCTTACGAAAATGGACAATAAACGCTTGACATTTTTCTAAATTTCTGTTATAATATATAAAATAGGAGAGAAAAATGAAAAAACTACTTTTTCTAGCAATTTTTGCATTTACATTTTCAGCAAACGCCCAATGGCACCACAGACATTGGGAGCCACGGACAGTTATTGTTGAACGTAGTGATTGGGTAGCACCACTAATTATTGGTGGTATTGCCGGCGCAATAATTGCAAACCAAAATCAACCACAACCTGTGGTTGTACAACAGCAACCGGTAATTGTACAACAGACACAAACTGTATGTACCGACTGGAAAGAAATTCAAACACCGGATGGTAAAATTTATCGCGAGAGAAATTGTTATCAACGATAAAACATATACTTATGATCTCGGACACGGCTAGGCTGTGCAATTAGACAAGATCCCGCTTCTTAGTGGGTACGGGAGGGCAGATCTCCCTAAGTATATTTTTATTGCTGTATGAAGCAAAGAGAAAAGTGTTCTGGACGGGGGTGCGAATCCCCCCAGGTCCACCATATAACGCACTATTGCATAAAACCGACTCAATCATCCGAGTGCAGGCAAACCATTAGTGCTTATACGATGGGCCTGCATAGTTTCGACAGGGCAACAAGTAAATGAGTGGACAGCACAAGAGCAACCTTGTAAAAAGAAGAAAAACCGTAAACGCAAACGACGAATTGTTCGCATTAGCAGCCTAAACGCTAGCTTAGGGTTTCGGTAGGTTTCCTCGTAACAGAATAACCTACCAATATGTTTAACAACAGGAGAAAATTTTGATTAAAAAACTTGTACTTGTAACCGCACTTATTAGTGCAGTAACTGCAGCGCAGGCCACAGAAGTTGGTATCAATGGTGGTACTAACATTAGCTCAAGCGAAAATGTTTGGGGCGTAACTATCGGTCGTAAGATTGGTGTTGCGGATGTAACCGGTGGCTTTACTCGTAATATTTCGTCAGACACATATAGTGTAGGTACTTCTAAAACTCTTACAAAAATTGGTCCCGTATCAGTTGCTGTAAAAGGAAGCGGTGCATTTGTTGACAGCAAAGTTGATCCAGATGGATATGCTGTAATTGTTGGTGCTGGTGCTTCGGTACCTCTAACAAATAAAGTATCCGCTACTGTAGATTACTCTTATCAAGTTGGCCAAGATGTTATCAAGGCACAAAATGGTAGCCGAGTTACTGCGGGTGTAAAACTTAGTTTCTAAGTTATAAAGGTTTGGTAGGTTAACCAGCATAGCAAATAACCTACCATTATTAATAACATACACGAATAATGAAAACTTATACAAAATCATTTCTATTATTTCTATCCTCAATACTATTAGTATCTATTTTTGTTCAAGTAACAACAGAAAAATTAAATAATTTAAGAGAATCAAAGTTTAAGGATAGTGATATAACCGTCGCCGTAAGGGAACAACAATTAGATTGCCTGGCACATAATATTTACTATGAAGCAGCAACAGAACCATTTGAGGGCAAAGTTGCAGTTGCTCAAGTAACACTTAATAGAGCAGCATCTAGCAAATTTCCAAATGATATTTGCAAGGTAGTATATCAACGCAATATTATTTACGATAAAGTAATTTGTCAATTTAGTTGGTACTGCGAGACTTCTGCAAAAGCAAAACCAATTTATGCCGCAGCATATAAAGAATCATACGAAGTCGCAAAGAAAGTTCTTTTAGAAGGATTTAGATTAAAGAGTCTAAATGATGCCATGTATTATCATGCCTCATACGTGTCTCCTAATTGGAATAAACAACAAATTGCAAAAATTGGCAACCATATCTTTTACAAATAAATTATGATTAAATTACCTACACTACAAAATGTTATTGAATACTGCAAGACTACACTAACAGTTGCAACTGCAGAAACTATTGCTTGGATTGGTATTGTACTAATTCATGCAGCAACAGTACCGACAATGATTTCATTAATGTCTGGTCTATCAGATAAGATGCCCCCTGTAGATTTTGTCCTATTTGTTTGGGCTGGATTGTCTCTTCTATTTGCCCGAGCAGTAATTCTCAAAGATATGTTGACTATTGTTACTATCGGAGCAGGATTTATTGTACATTCTTGTTTTCTTGCCCTAATACTATTTAAATAAAATGAGTCTAAAAGATCTAACCCATGCAAAACATAAAGAAGCAGAAACGCAACCGTTTATTAAAGCTATCTTTAAAAAATCAGTAACAAGAGAAGAATACGCAGATTACTTATTTCAACTTGGTTTTATATACCATGTATTGGAAGAAGATGTCGGAAACAAATTTGGCTTATTTAACGATATGCCGGAATTGAAACGATCATCGTATATTAGAGATGACATTAATGAGCTTACCACTCCTACAACTTTATATTCGCCTAAAAAATCTACAGTAGATTATGTAAATTATTTACTTGGTATAGACAATGCACAAGATGCAATGGCCCATGTATATGTTCGTCATATGGGAGATTTATTTGGTGGCCAGGCTCTTGCAAAACTTGTGCCTGGTTCTGGAAAAATGTACAAGTTTGAGAATAGAGAAGAATTAATTAGTAAAGTTAGATCTAAACTAGTTATTGAAATGGCAGACGAAGCAAACATTGCATTTGACCACAATATTAATATGGTTAAGGAATATAATTAATGTCTATGGTGTGGGATAAGATGATTCCATTATCGGAATCAATTATTGATAGATTCAAAGAGTGTGACATTTTACCAATAGATAGTAAATATGAACATTCTGATATTGATTTCACTTGGAAAAATTATCTATTCAAATCTGATAAGTTTCGACGATCACATATTGAAATTGTAGATGCAAGAGAATCTAAAAAGATGTGGGTTATGCACATGACCGTATTTCCGCATCTCAATGACCCTGCTCCAATATTTGGATTTGATGTGGTATGTGGAGCAAATAAGATTACTGGCGCATTCCATGATTTTTCTAAATCTGGCGATAGTGTAATTTATAATTGGTATCAAGATAAGATGTCATCTATAAATTGGACTAAGCCAAGAGAACTACCAGATTGGGCAAAGCGGATTTTTAGCCCGGGAATGCTTGCGGCAGGAAATGTTAGTACAGAAGAAGAATTGGATAAATTGATTAACGTTGCTATAGACAATTTAGATTATTTCCTTTATAATGTAGGGAATGAGAGAAATAGTAATAGTTATATAGACCCCTATAACAATTATTGTATTAATCAAAAGTTGAATCATCATACATTAGCAATGATGGTTAATCTAGGTGTGGACGAAACCAATTTTAAAAACTTCATGGACGAAATTTTATTTCCAGAATTAAAATGATACAAGAAAACGAAATTTTAACCGATAGTTTAATTATTACAAAACGATTTAGATCGCCTAACGAGTTCTCATTGTATATCGAAGAACTTGTTGCTAAGGAACATATTAGTTACATGGATGCAGTAATTCAATATTGTAACGAAATTGATATTGATGTAGAATCTGTTGCAAACTTAATTAATAAGTCCCTCAAGGATAAGATTCAATACGAGGCCGAGGAACAAAATTATATGAAACCAAGGGGCAAACTGCCACTATGACAATGGATGAATTTTCAGTTTATAAAATGTATATTGCTCTTAAATTGCATTTTACAACAGACAAATATGATGTAGTTAAACAACGGGGAAAGGTCAAAGCAAGCCGACAAGCTTTTGCAAAAAGAACTGATCTTTTCTCTATTAGAAAAATTTCCAAAACTTATTCTGACGAAGAGGTTGCTAATTTTTTAGTTGCAAATTTCGTTTCCGGCGATCGCTGGGGAGGGATGTTTGATATTGATGCTGGCGAAAGATATCAACTTTGGAAAAAGAAAATTGAGAGTTTATCTTATAATTTTTCTCAAGATTTGGATGCACTGCTTGCAGAAATGGAAGATAAAAATTTAAGTTTATCAGAAATCTTTAATGTGCAATCGGGTCAACACCCATATATAATTAAAGCGTTTTTAAGAAAAACAATTAGCATTGAAACCTTGGTTATATTGGAAAAGCTTAACAAGTATGTAGAAGTTTTTGATAAAGAAATTACTGACACTATAGTTTGGCCCGATATATCTAGATTGATTAAAAAGTATAAACCATTTTTATCTATAGATACGGAAAAATTTAATGGAATCTTTAGACAACGAATTAGAAACGCAGGGTAGGTTTAAAAAACTAGAGGAAGATCTTGTTAGAATGCAAGATCTACTAGCTTACCAACAAGAAGCGATAAAGGATACGCAACGATATTTAATTAAAGTTGCGCACGGTCAACAGGAACTTAGCAAGCGTTTGCTTGCTTGGCCGTATATCAAAGTTCCGACAAAAAAGACGAAAGATGTTTAATATTTTTATATTGCAAAATGGACAATTACAGGAAAAAAGATAATTACGAGCGTGAGAAGAAGATTCGCCGGGTAGAAAAGGGCAATCACAAACTTGACAAGCATCGAAAGATTATATATAATATGACACCATCGAGTAAAGACGATGATGTATTTGATGAATATCTAGATTATGCATACGAAAATCAAAAAATTAAACGACGTTAATACTACGCACATACTACGCCAATACGAAAGGAAATTATCATGGCATTCACATCACTAGCAGATCTACGCAAATCTCGCGGAGGCTTCGATTCTTTAATGAAAGAAGTTGAAAAGATCGCAAATCCCCAATCAGAATCTAACAACAAAAACGATGACCGCTACTGGCAACCAGAAGTTGACAAAGCAGGAAATGGTTATGCTGTTATCCGATTTTTGGCGCCACCTAAAGGCGAAGAACTTCCATGGGTTCGCATTTGGAATCATGGTTTTCAGGGACCTACCGGAAAATGGTATATTGAGAATTCTTTAACTACTCTTGGTAAACAAGATCCTGTTTCAGAACTTAATACTGAACTATGGAATTCCGGTTCAGAAGCAAATAAAGAAGTTGCTCGAAAACAGAAACGTAAACTAACTTATATCACAAATATTCTTATTGTACAGGATACTAAGCATCCCGAGAATGAGGGTAAAGTATTCTTGTATAAGTTTGGTAAGAAAATCTTTGATAAGATTAAAGACGTTGCAGAGCCACAATTTGAGGATGAGAAACCACTTAACCCGTTTGATTTCTGGGAAGGTGCAAACTTCAAGTTGAAGATTCGCAATGTAGAGGGATATCGTAATTATGACAAATCAGAATTTGATAGTCCGAGTCCAGTATCCAATGATGATTCTATCATCGAGGCAATCTGGTCTAAACAACATTCATTGACTGCGTTCTTAGAACCTAAGAACTTTAAATCATATGATGAGTTGAAGAAAAAACTTACTATGGTTCTTTCTAATGGTGCACCTCCGGTTAAACCTGCAGAAAGTGTTGATCTAGATGAAGGTACAACATTTACAAAACCAGCAGCACAAGTTACTCGAGCTCCAACACCTACTCCTAAACAGGATGTAAATTTTGACGATGACGATGAATCTTTGTCATATTTCTCAAAGTTGGCGAGCGACGACTAATAAAGGAAATAAAATGAGTTTTAAAGCAAGCGTAATTATATTATGTACATCTTTAGTAATGGCTCATTCGGGGTTTGCTGTAGCGGCAACCCCGGTTAAGAAAAACAATCTTGAAATTCGAAAGATTGAAAATAGGCATAAAAATGAAAAGAAGGTCAAAAAACCTAAACCAAAGGTTAAAAGACCTTCAGAATTGAAGAAGTAAAAGAAAGCCCAGGAAACTGGGCTTTTTTATTGACTATCTATCCGTGTATGTTGATCGTTTATCTTGCCACCTATTAAATGAGCTAAAACTGGAATGAGGAGAGGGCGGAGTACCTATAATTGTTTGTTCTGTATTATTTACGACTTTATTTGATACGAACGGCGCAATTGTATTTGTTTGTGTTGTTTGTGGACTTAATTTTAAATCTGTATTTGTACCAGTTACGTTTTCTAAAACATTTTTTAGTGCCGGCGATTCTTTTGGCGAAACTAATTCTGTAGGTTGATTTGGAAACTTTAATGTTTTATTACTTGGTTGTATTGTTTCTGATTGTTTTATTATACCTTTAAGTTTTTCTTCTCCGCCCCAATTTTTTATTTCTTCAGTTGTTCCCTTTTGTAAAATATATTTGGCTTCGTCTGGACTAGGTAATTCTAATTTATCTTTTTCTGAATCTTGTTTTAAGCCAGCTGTTTCAGCATTAATCCTATCATATTTTGCTTGTCTAACTGTATTCGATAAAGCGTTAAAAGGAAGTAGATCGCCTACCTTTTCAATGCCGCGACCCACACCAGAAATTACTTGCTGGCCGGTAGACATTTTTTCCCAATTTTTATCATCCTGAGATTCGTCTATCTTAAGATCATTTCCTTTTTCGTCTTTACCAACACCAAATTCTCCTGCAACATAATCTAGACCAGAAACGGCACCGGTTACTGCTGCCCCGGCTACTGCTGTTCTACCGATTGCTGCTACCGAAGGTCCAATACGACTTGGTGAACCTGGCTTGCCGCCGCTAGATTTGCCGCCAGAACCTTTGCCGCCTGAACTCCCAGGAATGTCTATGCCGATACCGCCACCTCCACCGGCAGCAGACAATACGTCAGACAATTTATCAGCAATTGCCTCTGCCAATTTTTCCCTATCTTCATTTTTAGCACTTTCAGAATTTGGTTCAATTCCTTTTGCTTTATCCGAAGAAGATACCATATTATTGGCAATAATTTTTTTAATGTTTATTGCTTCTTCAAGTATTTGTTTTTGGGTCTTATCATCTTTTAAATCTATAAGAACTTCAACCATGTCCGATAATACTTTATTTGTAGATTCAGAAGAAACCGAAGGAGGTACTGTAACAGACGGAGAAATTTCTTTTGGAGTATCTTGAACCAAATCTTCTCTAGGAATTACGTTTCCCATATCTCCAAATTTATTTTCTACAACCGAAGTTTCATTTGGCGTTTGTAATATTGGTTCAGTTGGTTCAATTGTTTCGGGGGGTTCTTCAGTTGCAACTTTGTTAATATTTTCGGGCAAAGAAGATTTTCCAAATCCAAGAAATTTCGGCAAATCTTTTGTAATAGGGGACGCAAACCCTTTACCAAAATCTTTAATATTTCCAAGTAACGTTTTTGGAGATGCGTTGGGGTCTTCTTCAGGTTTTCCTGCACGTTTTTCTAGTGTTGCAGTAAGTGTATCTAAAGCAGTTTTTAAATCATTTATATCTTTATGCGCCAGCCCATCCTTGCCGAATAATTGAATTAATTCAACAAGTGGATTTTCAGAATTTGATGTTGTATCCATTATAGGGCAGGTCTTCTAACCACCGGTTTTATTGCTAAGCTTGATTGTGGTGAAGGATTTCCGAATCCAACCGGAGATCCAAACGTAGACGCTCCAGCGCTTGGACTGCTACCAAAGCCGTTTGATGCGGGGACTGGTGCATCAAACCCACCGGAGTTGCCGAAACCTCCTGCTGCTGGTGCGCCAAATGCTGTTGAGCCACCTGCTGGTGAATTAAATC